GCGATGGCGGCCTTGATGCGCTCGGCCTTGGCGACCAGCGCGTCGTACTTGGCCTGGCGGGCCTCGACTTCCTCGACCACCGACCGGCCCTCTGCCGACGCCACCTCTTCACCCTCGGCGACCTCCTCGGTCGCACCCTCGTCCTCGAGGGCACCCATCTCGGCGAGAACGGAGGCGAGTTCGTCCAGCAGTTCCTTGACGCGGGCGGCCATGCGTGGGCTCCTTGTGCGGTAGGCGTGATTGCCTACTCGCACACTAGGGCCGCATGGCGGAGCCCTTGCAGTTCACGCCTCGCCGGTCGTTGCGTAGTTACGCAAGCCCCGCCGGCGGATTTCGCACGACTTCACGACGTGCTTGGCCGTCTGGCGGCACGCTGGGCACCGCAGATACCGCGTGCAAACGCCGCCCTTTTCAATCGTCGAGTACACGCCGAAACGTGCGCGGCGGCAGTGATGGCAAACGTCACCCGACTTTGTAGCCATGCTTGTGCAGGAAGTCCCTGATCGCAGCCTCGGTCTTCGCATCCCGTCGAAGAGCCGGCAGCGTCAGCGCCGGTCGGTGCGATTGTAGGAACCGCTCATAGCTCCGCATGACGACGGCCGCCGTAGCGTCCTCGTAGGCCGGGCTGAGCACCGGGCTCACGTCGTACACGCCTTCCACCTCGTGGACGTACCGCACGGCCTGGCCGTCCTCCTCGGCCCACGACTCGCCGTCCTTGCCCGCGATGGTGAACGCGAAGGACGAGCCCCACACGTCGCCGCGGCCAATCAGCACGCTCAAGTCACGCCCCAGCGTGGTGTCGGGAATCTCAACCGAGTACCGCATGCCGGTGTCGTCGGTCTCGACCGCCAGCGTCTTGCTGCGGGTGCTGCCGAGCACCTGGTTGGAGTCGTGGTTCCACAGGGCCACGACCGGGTGCGACTGCTCCCGCAGGGCACGGTCGAATGCCCCGGGCGTGATTTCCTCGCGGAAGTTTCCGAGCAGCGTGCTGCGGACGTTGTATTTCGCGGCGTAGCCGGTGATGTAGCTCTTGCCCTCGCCACGGGTCTCAATCGTCAGCGGCAACTGCGTCTGCCTGCGCTCGCGGTCCATGGTCACTTCCTCTTGCGGGGTGTCTTGCGTGCTCGAGGTGCCGGGCCGGCGGGTCGCACCGGGCCCTCGGCCGGCGTGGTGCCGTTCAAGAGCTCGTCGGTGTACGACAGCGGCAGATTGTCGGCCGGCATCTGGTCGCCGGCGTTGCCCACGCTCGCCTCGGCTGCGATGCCCTGCATCGTCGTGAGGTTCATCTGCATGTACCGCTGGTCGCCATCCGGGCCGATGGGGTTCATGTTCAGAACTTCACGGCACTCGTTGATGCTGTAGATGCCGGTGTTGAGCATCGTTTGCAGCCAGTTGGCCTGGGCAGCCAGGTCGCCCCGCAGCAGGCCGCGGGTGTCGAACTCGGCGAAGAAGATGTCGTCCTTCACCACCAAGTCGCGGGTGATGGCTGACTCCCACCGGCGGAACCACGGCAGCAGCGTCTGCTGCACCAGGTCGATGGCGGCCTGCTCTTGGCTCGCGTACCCCACCTTGGTCTTGTCCTGCACGTAGGACGGGTCCACGCGGTAGGCCCGGCAAATCTCGATGACCTGGTACTGCCGCGTCTCGAGGAACTGGCTGGCTTCGTTGCTACTCTGCACGTCCTTCCAGTGCACGCCCTGCGGCAGCACGGCTGTGCGGTGAGCCCGGTCTGCCCCGCGGTGCATTCGCTCGAACTGCTCGCGGAGCCGCTCGGCCGTCTCGACCGTGATGGGATTGTCGCTCTCCATCAGCCCCGACAGCCGGCACGCGTTGCCGAAGTAGGAGCCACCGTGGGCCTCCAAGGCTTGGGCCAGTGCGATGGCGTCACGCGACAGTGTGATGGGCAGCATGCCCATGACGCCGTCCTGCGACAGCCACCGCAGGTGGAACATCTGGTCCTGCCGGTAGACGCTCTCGGTGCCGCGCTGCTCGCGGTAGCAGTACCGCAGCGTGCCGTCCTCCAGCTGCTCGACCTTCATGCGGGACGGGTGCAGCGGCCAGAGCTCGCTCACCGCCCCCGACGCACCCGGCCGGATCTCGGCGTATGCGTTGCCGTAGAGCAGGCAGTGAGCCGTGAGCATCTCGCGGAACTCGAAGCTCGTCTGCCAGCCGTTGGGCTGCTGGTTGAGCAGGCGATACAGCGGCACGCCGCGGGCCCGCTCTTTTCCACCCTCGGGCAGCCTCTGGTACAAGTGCAGCGGCACCGTCGCCACGTTCTCGGCGATGAGCCGCACGCAGGCCAGCACCGTCGAGCACTGCAACGCCGTCTCGGGCGTGATGCGAACGCCGGCCGGGCCTCGAGCGGGCGAGTCGTTCCAGCCGTCGTTGTAGCCGCCGCCACGGAGGTCGATGATCTTGTAGCCCTTCTCGGGCGTCTCTTCGGCGTGGGCGATCATAAGACTGTCAGATCCCAGGATTGTTCAGGCTTCGGGGCGGTCGCCGTCTGCCACAGTCCGATGGCCATGACCAGGCTCACGATGCCGTCGATGCGTTCTGTGCTCTTCGCCTTGCTCGGTTTGATGTTGCCCGCGGCCGAGTCTTGCTGAATCGCCACGTTGCTCGCCTGCCATGCAAGCACGGGGTGCCCACCGTGCCGAAGCTTTCCGGCCACCACCCAGTTCTCCAGCTGCTTGCTGGGAGCCGAGAGGCTGCCGTAGCCCTGCCGAAAGTCTTGCATGGCAAGCCCATCCCCTTGCAGTTGTTGACCGAGTTGGGCCGAGTTCCACGGGTCGAGCCCGATGCCCCGTATGCGGTACTTCGTGGCCAGTGCGTTGATGTCCCGCCGCACCACCTCGAAGTCGGTGACGTTGCCGTCGGTCATCTTGAGATGGCCCTGCCGTTGCCACGTCAGGTAGGGCACCTTGTCCCGACGCTCTCGCTGGTGGGCGTTGTCGCTTGGTATCCAGAAGTGCGGCTCAATCCAGAACGTGCCGTCATCCAGTGGGAAAAGCAGCACTAGGGCCGTGGTGTCGAACGTCGTTGCCAAGTCCAGCCCAGCGAAACATTCCCGGCCGGCGAGATCCACCGGGCAGGCGTCGTTGCCTTGAGCCCAGTGGTCCATGCGGAGCCAGCGGGTGTCCTGCTCGGTCCATTGGTTGAGGTACAGCTGCCGGAAGGTGTTCTCGTAGGTGGGCATCTCCACCGCACGGGCACACTCGCTCCGCAGGAAGTCCATCTTCACCGACACGCCCAGGTTGGGGTTGGCCTTAGCCCACGTGCGTTCGTCCTTCCAATCGTCCGCCGGATCGGCGGCGTAGATCATGGGCAGAAACGTCGGGTCTTTGATGGCACCGTCCCGCACTGCCTCGGCGTACTTCCACAACTCCCAGCAGACGCTCTTGCGGTCGTAGCCGGCGGTCGTGATGTACACCAGCAGCGGCTGCCGTCGCGCCCCCATGCTCGTGGCCATCACGTCCACGAGCTTGCGGTTGGGTTGGGCGTGCAACTCGTCAAAGATGACGCCGTGAGCGTTCAGCCCGTGCTTCGTACCGGCCTCGGCGGACAGGGCCTTGTAGGTGCTGTGGTTGTCCGACCGCACGATGGAATTGCGGAACGTCTCCAGCCGGGAAGACAGGTCGGCGTTCTGGTCCACGCACGCCTTGGCCATCTCAAAGACGAGCCGGGCCTGGTCACGGTCGGCAGCACACGAATACACCTCGGCCCCGGGCTCGCCGTCGAACAACAGCTTGATGGCGATGCCGGCACACAGCGTGCTCTTGCCGTTCTTCCGCGGGATGGCCAGGAAGGCCGTGCGATACTGCCGCATGCCGTCGGGCCGCAGCGTGCCGAAGAGCCGCCGCACAAAGTCCGCCTGCCACGGCTCGAGCACCAGCGGGCGGCCGCCGAGGTCACCCTTGCTGTGCGTCAGATACGCCGGGAAGAACTGCACCGCCGAGCAGCCAGGGCATGGGCAGTCTGGCGTGCCATCACCGGAGCAACCTGGCGGCGACCTTGTCTTGCGGGCTCGTTTGCTCAACGGCACTGACCCTCGCCATCGCCGACGCCGTCAGGCCGAACTCGGCCGCGAACTTGAGCATCTGGCTGCGGGCGTCGCGCTTCCGCATCCATGCCGGGTGATTACTCACCCTACCCTTGTCGTCCATAAACGTGGCCCCGTTGGCCTTCAACTCGCGGTCAGCCTCAACCATGTCGGCCAGGGAATCGCAGTAGGCCGCGAGCGTCTGCTGGTGACGCGGGCTCATCACCTTCGACGCCTCCAACATCGGCACGACCCGGTCCCATTCCTCGCGGGCCAAGTCACCGAGCCAGGCCGGGGCCGGCGGAATCCCGGGTGGCGCGTCGATGCCCGACTTGTGCGGGCCACGAATCCGCGAGCCACGGATTTTCAGAATCGGCTTCGGCGTCGGTTTTCGGCCGCGTCCCATTTTCAATCTCTCAATTTCGGCCACGTGTACGCAAACGTAAGCCGGGCGGTTTCGGCGGGCGTTAGTTGGGCATTTTTTGCCCGGAGTACTACAGACGAAGCCTTAGTTGGCCTTTACTAGACGCGCCTTTCTTAGAGTTGCACGCAAAGCAACAAGCCTGAATGTTCCACGGTGCGTCCGCTCCGCCACAGGCCATCGCAGTGATGTGATCGAGCGTTGCGTTCTTGGGATGTGGAATCAACGTCCTCTTATGATACGTCCACTTACGCAACAGATTTACGCCGCACAGTTGGCATTGCCATCCATCCCGTTCAAGAAGACTTTCCCTTACGTACCTCTCTGTAGCCACTCCATGCTTCTTGGCTCTGCTCGCTATGCTGCGGTACTTGCGGTGCTGACGCCTTGCCTTTGCCCTGCAATCAATACACAAAGCCTTGCCGCCACCATGCACCCCCCTCTTGCTAAACGGGGTTCCGCAGGAACTGCACGGGCACTTCCATTCATATTCCGCAGAGCACTTGATTGAGCAAAAGCGAGTGCGTTCTGTTGCGTGATCCTTCGGAGGCCCGCCGCAATTCAAGCATGGGCGATAGTCGCGCAGTGCTTGGTAGAGATTGGCTATTGATTGCAAATGCTTACGCATTGCCTCCTGCATAGCTGCATACATTCGCTGCGATGGCTTAACCTTGGCGCGGCACGCTCGAAGTTCCTGAGCTTCTTTCCAGCGTCCATGACGCTTGCCTGCACGACGAGCAGCCCCGGCGCACTTCTTTCCGCAATAAAGGCCCTTGCCCTTGCGTGGGTCTTTCCTGAGCTTTGGCGTAAAAACGCCGCCGCACTCAAGGCAAAGTTTAGTTGCCCGCCGCCTTGCATCCAGCATGCACGCCTTTGAGCAGAAGCGACGCCCGGCACGCACCTCCATTGCCTTGCACTCGAAATCGCTGCCGCAGCGAGGGCACGCCAAAATCACACGACTGCCAGACGCCAGATGCTGGCAGCGAGTGCTGCAATAACGTGCCGTAGGGCATTTGGCTTGCCATTCTCGTTGGCAATAAACACACGTCCTTGCGTGCCTCTTTTGGCTGTCGCACATGCACCACCTCCTTGTGATGCGATTAGTATACGCCTGTTTAGGCATGTCTCAGCCGGTTTTCCCTAGCCGTCTTCGCTGAATGGCACGCGATGCACAGCGTCTGCCCGTTGGCCAGGTCGTATCGTGCGCCACCCTGGCGTATCGGCACGATGTGGTCGGCCTGCGCCTCCTTCGGCCCATCGCACACGCGGCCGCAGTCTCGGCACGTCCAGGCGTCACGCGTCAGCACCGCGTGTCGCCACGCCCTGTGCGCCTTGCTGCAGTACCCACGGGCTGCCGCGTTCGGGCGGTTGCTCTCGTCTCGCGGGCGAGCGGGACGCAAACGCAGCGGCCTGTGGATTGGTATGCGGTTGGGCACGTCAGGTCTTGAGCATGACCACGCCGGCGGTTCCGGTGCTGTTCGTGGTGGCACTCACGATCTTCATAAACGGCAGGCCGAACGCTGCGTCGGGCAGGGCGTACATGCGGCCCTCGGTGCTGGACGCGGCGAGCGTGATATCAGCCACGCTGCCGTCGGCGTTATAGAGCCGGCGGAAGGCAGCGTCGGCGGTGAGGGCACCCCAGGTCTGCAGCGATACCGCGTTCGTGCTTATGGTGCCAAGCGAAACAACGCCGCCTGCCACGTCTTCGACTCGCATCGTGGTCGCAAGGGCGGTCGCAGTATGCAGCGTGATGTCCACGCTGCGGAAGAACCGCTTGATCTTGACCTGGCTCATGTGGCCTCCTGTGTGCCTTTACGGTACTCGGGGATGGGTGATACTTGCAGACGCTACTCGGGCAACAACGCTACGGCGTCGCCCCACGGGATGACCTCGACCGACGACAGCAGCACCGCCTTGTCGGCGGCTTCCCACATGGCGTGTAGCAGTCCGCCTGGTTCCACCTCGGTGAGCAAATCAGCCCCGAGCATCAGACGACCGTCCGTCAGTTGCGATGGGACTGGAACGCAGTTCGGCGAGCCGAACGCCGCGTGCAATTCTGCCAGCCGGCGAGCGAGCGACGGTGTGAACACTAAGGCAAGGCCGCGTGCTTCGTCGCCCAAAATCGGGAGCGTGATGTCGTTGAGAGTCATGATCGCCCCAGCGCCGTCAGGAGCGTCGTCCAGATGGAGTTGTATGTGGTGACCTGCGTCGCCGTCATGTCGCGGCCGATGGTGTATCCAGAGAGTCGCGCGTTGCTGTGTGCAGTCCACGTCCCGTCGTCGTTACGGACCGCAAATACGCCGATAGCGCTGGTGTTGGTGGTATTGAAGCCCGGCCCGTCGGTCCCGCCACGCACGCCGTCGGCGAACATCTTGGAGTTTCCAAGCCCTGACACGTTTGTGACAAGGTGCAAACGTTTTGCGACTGCCGTCACTACGCCAGCCTGCCCAACGATTGTTGCATCGGAGTAGGTGTACGCGGTGATTTGCGTCGTCGGGTTATTGGCGAAGATGGCGAAAAGTGCGTTATTGCTGCCTGCGGCCTTCACGCCCATGTAATAGCGAAACGCGACAGTGCCGAGCGTGTGTGGCACCATGCCCATATGCCGCCCGTCTGCGAAGTTCTGCGGCAGGCCGGTGTTTAATCGTTTGTTGGAACCGTTGCCAACCAGGCCGCTCGTCTCGGTGTAGTCGCCGCTGACGAAGTTGTCGTTTGTGTCGGTCGTGTTTCCTTGCACGGCACCGCTTGCACTGTTGGCCCGGTACAGCGGCACCAACGCCGCCTCCAGATTGCTGCCGCACATCAAGTTCACTCGCCACAGCAGCGACCGCAGGCCGTTGGAGTCAATGGATTTGCAGAAATCAGAAACCGCTTTCACGGTGGCAGTCGTCACCGTTCCGCCGTTGGCAACAACGCGAGTTTTCCACGACTCGGCCTCGGGGTGAAACCCGCGGGTTCTCGGCCGCAGCGTGCGTGGCGACATCGGCATGGCTACTTGCCCCTTTGCAGTTCGTAGAGCAGCCGCGTCTGCTCGCTCACGGCCTGGCTGATTTCCCGCTGCGTCTCGCTCAGCGAACGCACGAACGTGCGATGCTCCTCGACGAGCGGCAGCAGCACGTCGTGCCGCAGCACCCATCCCACGGCGATGGCCACGAGCGTGGGGAAGCCCCACCGCTCCAGCAGGTTGAACATCGTCTCTTTCGCTTGGTCAGTCATAGTGCCGCGTCTCCGACGCCAGTGCCGTCATCTCGCCAGGATTGGAAAACCACCGCCGCAGCAGCATCTTGATGACCTCGCTAATCACGGCAGACAGTACCAGCGAAAGCAAGATTCCGATGCCGACCTCGTGCCGCACCGCCCGCTCGATGCTGAGGGCCATGTAGCGGCCGACGACCACGGCCTCGGCTGCGTCACACTGACGCATGACTGGCACGGGCCAGCCGGCCACGGCTTTTCGCACGACCAAATCGACGACGCGGCGGCCGGCGAGCGTGCGACGCACGACAGGCAGGCCACGCCAGGCTTCGTCTTGGATCTCGAGCAGCGTCACTTGCAGCCCTCCACGCACACGCTCTTGGGCTCGCGGCCGGTGCCGTCGCACGGCTGGCACTTCACCCGCACGCGGCCGTCTCCGACGTAGCCTCGCCCTTCGCAGTTCCGGCACTTGCCGTCACTCGGCGGGGCTGGCGTCGGCGGGATCTGCTGCCGCAGCTGCACAACCATGCGGGCGGTCTCGCACGCCAGGTCAGCAGTCAGGCCATCGTCTCCCGGCAGGGTGGCGACGCATCCGGCGAACACGATGAGGAACGGCAGAAGCCAACGCATCACAGCGGCCCTCGCAGCCAATTGTCGGGCAGTTGCGTCGGCGTGAAGCCCGAGTAGCCCGCGTACACGTAGGAGTCCTTGCCGCTCAGCATCCGGTCGCACACGTCGGCATCGACCCAGAACGAGCAATTACGCACGGCCTCGGGCATGTTCTCGGGGTAGTGCCGGCCGACGGTGTTGGAGTCGCCCCACGAGTTGGCACACAGCAACCCGGGCCGCTTGCCGAACCGCACGCCGATAAAGGACATGCAGTGCCACCACACGCCGCCCGGCTTGCAGAACCCGTCAGCATCTCGGGCCATGCTGAATCCCTGGCCCGAGCACACCACCACCGGGTAGCCGTTGCTGATGGCCGCGGCCGCCTCGTCGAACGACGTGGCTAGCGTTGTCTCTTGGCACCGCCGCTCCTTGGCGAACGGCTCGAGCTTGTCGGGCACGCCGTTGCGGCCCCATTCGCGGTCTCGGGCCTGCTTGTCCTTCTCGACAAACACGAACCCGCCGTAGTCCACGCCGTAGTGCAGTGCACCGAAGTCACGGACGGCCTTGGCCGCATGGAATCCGGTACTGCCGTCGCCGCCCGTGTTGGCACGAATGCCGCGGGCCTCGACACGGCTGAACCCGTAAAGGCTCGCCTCGATGGTGCGGCCTTTCCAGACTTCCGGGTCTTTCCGCCAGTGGATGTCGCACGCGGCGAGCACATCCACGGCCAGGCTCGCGCCCCAGCCGACGCACGAGCCAACGTCACCCTGCGAGCCACGCCGCCAGGCCGGCGAGCAGGCCAGCAGGGCTGGATACAGCATCACGTCTTCGCCGGCGGCCCGAAGGTCGGGCCCGGCCGACGCCAGCGTCGGGTGAGGCAGCGAGGCGACAAACGCCTCGGCCCCGGCCGGGTCTGGGACGTACCCTGTGGCGTGCGGAGCCATCACGGCGTCACCTCGTGGCGGCCCAGGCCAGGGCGTTGGCCAGTTCGACGTAGCGGGCCCGCAGTTCGCTGGTAACGGGCACCACGTCGCGGCCCATTACGGAGTCGTAGGCGGCCTCCACGGCCGTCCTGAGCGATTCCTGCGAGCCCGTGGCGTGCTTCCCAATGCGACGCCAGCCGATGTCCACGGCAAGGGCCGTGTAGTCCCGCAGAGCCCGCGTGTCGGTGAACGCCTGCTGGGTCGTCACCGCGTCGCCGGCGGCCACGGTCGCGGCCCTGGTCCAAAGCGTCGCCCACAGTGCCCGGTCGGCGGCCGGCAGCCCGGCCAGGGCGTCGGCCACAGGTGCCACCATGCGTTGCATCTGGTCGCTCGGCGTGTCCACAACAGGCATCGCGGCCCCGGGCAGCGTGGGCAGCGGCACCTTGCCCCAAGCCGCAGCGATCAAGAGGGCGGCGGCGGCGAGCCGGCCGATGAGCCCGGCTTGCGCTTTTGCGGTTTCCAGCGCACGACCCGCTGCGGCTTTGACTTGTGCCCAGTAGGGAGCAGCGAGTAGAGCCGCCGCAGCAACCACGGCAGCGACACGAAGGAGGTCATTCACCGCACGGCCTCAACTTGGAGCAACACCCACCGAACCAGGGCCTCGCCCTCCTTGGTCTTGAGCAGGTCGGCCAGCAGCCGCACCAGCTGGTCATCGGCCTGGGCTTTGGTCTGCGACGCCAGCCACTCTGCGGCCTCGCTGACAATCAGCCCCTTCTTGTACGGGTCGAGCTCGCCCACGAAACGCTGGGCGTAGCCCACGAGCGGCGACCAACGCTGCAGAAGCATCAACGCCTGCCAGACGTTCAGGGCCGAGCCGTACTGGGCCTCTTCCGCCGGGGTCGCACCAAAGTCTGGCATGGCGTCAGTCCTCCTCATCCGATTGTGCCGAGTCGCCCCCGCCCTCTGGCAGAGGGAAGACAATCGTCTCGTTTAGGTGGTCGTAGAGCATGTGCCAGGCGTCCACCGTTTCATCTCGTGCGTCCTTGCGGTCCAGCAAAAACGGCTGTGTGAAGCACTCCTCGAACTCGGCGAGCAGCTTGCCCGTGCTGTCGGTCATCGTGAGATAGACGTATTTCCGCCCGAACTCGACGACGATCCGCCATTGCACTGTGTCTTCGGCGCGGCTCATTCGTCGTCATCCGCCATAAGCTCGCGGAGCTCGTCGTTCACGGGCACCACCCGCAGCTTGTATCCCTGGTGTTTGACCACCGCCCGGTCTTCCCTGGTCGCGTCGTCCCACTGGGCCTGAATCTCGCGGCACGTCTGGGCGATTTCCCGAGGCGTCGGGTCGCGTTGCCGCCGGGGCTTGTACCGCAGCGAACGGTCGAGCCGCTTGCTGAGGTGCCAGTGGTCACGAAGCCGAATGATCTGGTCTTTCGTGACGGTGTACCGCACACACATCACCGCGATGGGCGTGTGAGCGTCCCAGTCGGCGCGGAACCGCACCACGTTAATCGTCGCCGTGTTGCCCCGCATCTGCCTTCTCCGGCAGCCAGTGCATCACGCACCGCTGCGAGGG